GAGCCAATCCCGCCTGAACAGCACTGGCTAGTTCTTCGACTTTCCCACAGCTTCAGTTGCCTCCGCTGTAATACGCGCAGCATCAACCTTTGCGCTACCAAGAGCAAGTGCAGCTTTAACTGTCTTGCGAGAGTCAGCATACGATTTGCCGCAGACTGCCGAAAGGATAGCACCAGCTACTTGCGCCCATTGCGCTTCAGCAAATACAGCACAAACAATCCCGCCAACCATCCCAACAAGAGAAATCCAAAACTCTGTGGACTTAATACCTTTTGTAACACCTTGAATCATTTTGCAGCCATTTCCCGTCGCATCTCTTCGCGCGTCTCTTGTCTAGTCAGAAAGATTCTGAACTCTTCGCGAAACTCACACAAGTCACGATGCGTTTTTACCAGTTTCTCATTAGCCGTCGTTAACTCCTCCTGGAGTTCCCCGACTTTGTTTTCCAAAATTGTTATTCGGGAATAAGTGCTTCCCCCGTTATTTTTTTCTTTATGTGTTTTTATGGCTGCCGCAATCCCCCATAGCGCAGCGATTAGACCAGCTGTACCCCCGCTTTGGATCAGTGCGTCTTCCACTTTAGCTCTCTGGTTCTTCGGCGATTGATATCTCGAACGCTCCATCATGACCAAGCGCAGCGGGCAAGGCAGCTTCCGCTTCTGCGATAATTGCATCCGTGTCAACGAGGTTTGAGTGAGTTTCAACAACTGACTCATAACCCGGAATATCGGTTGCAACGTCAACCTTAATGTCCGTTGTCACGGGTTGACCTTTTCGAGAAAAATTTTTTTGAATCTGAATAGTAATTGATCGAACTGTTTTTTTCATTTTTAGTTTCCTTGCGCCTCTTCAAGCGCGTTTACCTTCTCTGAAAGATCCTGAATTGCCTTACAGAGAACAGCTGTTAGGTGACCATAACTCAAGCTTTTGCTTCCGTTTTCTCCGAAAACAATCTCTGGGATAATCTGCTCAATCTCTTGAGCAATAAACCCAACATCAGCCTGGCCAGTTTTTTTCAAATCATAACTCTTTGGCCGCATCTGCAAAACTGTCTCAAGACCGTAGGGGATAGGCTGAATGTCTTCTTTGATTGCAATATCTGAGGCGTCAGTAAAAACACCGGCAGCCGTGAGCTTTGCCCCTGAATCGTCTCGGATTGAATCACCGCTCCCAGCGTTTTGAATCTCAAGGCCAAAAGGGTTGTTAGTGGTATCATCTTGATCAATCAAGATCCCAGCCGTGTTTTTCCCGTCAACAACCTCGACCTCAAGCATAGCGGCGGCTGACGTTGAGCCTATGCTGATTTTACCATCAGAGGCAATTCTCATGCGCTCTTGAATGCTTCGGTTATCATCACCGTCATTTGTCAGGAATTGCAAATAACCCTTCTGGTCGGCTGCGCTTCCTTCATGCTTGCACCGAATAGCCCCCTGATAATGATACTCATCACTAGACAAATCAACGCGCCCAAAAAATCCGATCCCTGTTTCGCGACCGTCAGCCGTGTTTTCGGCGGTATTGTTTTGAAGATAAATTGAATCACCAGTACGGTGATCAAATAGCGCAGCCGCTGACCCGTCGGGTAAATTTGTGTAGGTGGTTCCAATCGCGCTTGTGCCTGAATTTGAAGAAAGCAGCAACGGAACTGATTTAGTTCCTACATTGGCTAGTTGGTAATTCGGCGCCCCGTCATTAATTCCGACGTTACCGTTTTGCCGAATATAAATTCTTTCACTTGCGGTTTCTGTCCCCGATCCAGTGGTAGAAAAAACCAGCTCGGTCGGCATAGACCCATCTCCGGGTGTGCCATTTACTCGCGCAAAAATTTCTGCACCTGTCGCATAACTGTTACCATCTGAGCCAGTAAACTTAATTTTACCAAGGGTGTCATTGTCGTTTACGATTACGTGACTACCGGCCCCACCTGCACGCGACTTCCTGAACTCGTGAGTGAGAAAAGACGTGTCGTTTACAAATTTTGTTTGTATGGCGTCGTGGTAATTTGTAAAGGATCCCGCAGATGTAACCTCCGACCTTAAAGAGCCGCCTTGATTTCTAAACTGAATACCACCGTTGGCATCAATCGAAAAAATAGCTTGGCCTCTATAACCCATCGTGGTCGTTGTGCCGCCGCTTAACTTGAACGCCAGTTCTGCTTCGTCAGAGTCTCCGTTTAGCTGAAGCAAGGTATTATCCACATCATCTGCAGCGCCGCCAATACCGACATAGACAACGTCTAAGCTGTTGTCTTTGGTGATACGAATCCCTTCAACACCACCAGATATCAATGAAAGAGCGTCTTCAGCTGCTCGCCCGATACCGGTATCGGGGTCACCCGAGTAAGGGATAAGGATTGGATTTGTTGCCGTTGCATCTTCAGCAAGCAAAGACCAGCTGTTTGACTTTGTGGACATTACTGCGCCAGCATCTAAAACCTGGATGCCGTGACTGCCTGCCTTTAGGGTCAGCTTTTCTGAAGTGTCCGTCGTATCAATTGTGATGTAGTCTTTTGCATCCGTCGATTCGATATCAAGCGCTGCGCTGGTGTTGTCTGGGACAACTGTAGTGCCTGCCCCAATAGGCTGGCCGTAGTTTATAATTTTTGCATCTGCCATGACTTGCTCCTACTTTGCTGTCGTTGCGTCGATACGGATAGCGCCGCCCGAAGGGGTCCCTGTGCCGTCGTCATCTGTGACGATTTTAAGGTGCCCAAGTTTCATGTTGAAGTTTAGGATTGTTAAAACATTCTGGGTAAGACCTACGGTTTGAATGTCGGCTTCGGTCTCGGTCCCGTCCTCGTCCGTAAACACGTAACGAACAATCATGTTAACTTTGGTTGATGCCGTGAGCGCGGTAATCGTAACTTTCTGATGCTCTTGAACCTTTAGCTCTAAAGGGTCTGCAACATCAGTCTCCCCAAACGTCGCATTTGGTACAGTTCCACGGTACTTAATAATTCTCATATCATTCTCCTCAAGGCCATATTTTCAGCCTCAGTGGTTATGTAAGTGCCCTGTCTGTAACAGACACGGACCTATTCGCTATATCTCTCAACGCCGCTGCGTTTTGCCTTTGCCGAGGAGCGCCTGCTGCGGCTTCAGTATTCTTATAGATAGACTGAAGGGCTGCAATTTTACGAGCCTCAACTTGCGGCTGTTTATTAATCCTAGCCCAAGTTTCACGTGCATCGGAAGTAATTTCTTCACCTTTTTCAACAGATTGACGCAGACCCTCATTGTATCTTTCTTTGTAGCGCTCGTATAAAATTGGGTTTGCCGCTTGGGTAAAATTAATAGTTTCATATGTCGGCGGACCAGACATAACTTCTGTGTGAAGCTGCGCCAAGGCTGGCCCCATGATTGCGTTTTGCGCCCTTGCATAATTTGCAGCATCTGAATCTGAAACAACTACTCTTTGTTCACCCGTAATAGGGTCAATCGCAATGGTGCTATACTTTTGAGCTGCGCTTGCAAGTAAATCTTTTCGCCTTATCTGGTCAGCAATAATTTGTTGTTTAAGCATCGGCGCGTCGTCTAAAGACTCAAGATTTTTTTCGAGACGAGCCGCTAAAACACTGGGGTCTGAGATAGTCGATAGGGCTTCAATTTCTTGAGTTGCATCTTCTTGAGGGTCACCAGTAAGTTTTGCCCCAATCAATCCTAGAAGTGACGCACGCTTTGAGACCTGGAGGTCTTTGAATGGGGCGGTGATATTGCCCATGACCCGATTTGTTGCATTGATTGCCCACTCGTCAATTTGCTTGTTGATTTCGGATTTCATCCGATGCGCGGTTATTCTCCGCCTAACCGCATCACCCGGGGCAGCTATGTTGCGAATGTATCTGGCCGCAAGAGCACCGGGGAGACCGCCAAAAGCATAACCGCCAATAGTCGCAAACGTTTCCGAAACAAGTCCAGGTTGTTTTGACAGACTATCAAGTTCTTTTTTTGCCTCTTGAAGGTACTTAAAGTTAGACCATTTTTCTTTAAGCTTGCTGGAGCCTGCTACAAGATTAGGTGCGACATCGTCTATCTTTAATCCGACACTTTTTGCGGCATCTAAAAACGCGCTAAACGAATTGACGTATTCGTTAAACATTTGAGACTTGGTATAAAAACGAGTTTCGTCTGCATGGAGCCCATTTATAAAAGAGTCTATTTTATTGCTGTCAGCCATAAACTCAGGCGCACCTTTTGCAGCCGCTTTGTCTCTTTTCATGAATGCGGTGGTAAAATTTTTCTGATGCCCAATTAACTTAGTCCATGCAGCGTTAAGCATGGTTTGACTGTTTGCAGCGTCTTCTCCGAAAAAAGTTTTATTTTGCAAAAACATTTTTAAATCGTCAAAACCAGCCAAACCTCGGTCATATCGCGCCTGCTGTATTTTCAACTGGTCAATAATTTTAAAAATGTCTTTCGCTGTTCCATCAAGAAGTTCGCTAATGTTTTTATCGGCAACAGCTCGAGTTTCGTAGACAGGGCGGCCGGGTTTTTTCTTAATTGGCCCCATGCCTTTATAGGCAAAACCTTCGTCAGTTTTCCCAACAAGCTCGTCAATTTCAATATTACCTTCATCGGAAATTCGAAGCTTGTACTTGCCGGGCCTTTGGGACTGCACTCTGCTATTAACAGCGTTATAAATATCTTCTCGAGCTTTTTCTGCTGCGTTTATCAGCTCCTTGGCGACGGTTTTTTTAGTTTCATCGCCAAGCTTTGGAATAACCGCCTCAACAGAACTTATGTATTTATTTAAAGAATCAAAAGCGCCGTTTATAGTGTCGCCTTCGCTTGGCGGGTTAATTTTTGGTAAAATTACTCTGTACTTTTCGTCTGTCACTGCCTTGGTTGTGCCGTAAACAGTGTCAAACATTTCTCCAACGTGGTCGCGAGAGGCGATAGAAAGGTCTTTTCTTGTTTGTTTAAAGCCTAGGTAATCATCTAAAAAATTAGGGTCGCGAGTCTTTGACAACAGCTCGGTATCTAAACCTGTCATCGCTGCCGTGTACTTATCCTTGAAGTCGGCTACTTTCTTTGCCAAGCCTGTAGGGTATTTTGTTTTTGCTTGAGACTGAAACGCTTTGGCAACTACGGCAGCGGGAGCAGAAAATGCGGCTGTCAGCCCGCCAGCCAACAGTGCGGAGGTTGTAATGTCCCCCATTATTTGCTCGGCGGTTTTGTCGGTGCGGCCAAGAAGCTCTTCTGAAAAAGTCTCACCCGCACCGAACAAGGCACCTTCAACACCACCGGCAGCAACTAAACCAGGCGCTGACCGTAGCAATCGGGAGCCCCCCGCCGCACCCTCCACGCCAATTAACTTGGCGACGCCTTTCTCGGCAGCAGCCGCCGAGCGCGCAGCGTAACCCGCAGGAGTTTGAGCAATTACTTTTTTTGCGGCCCCTTTTATTCCAGCCCCAGCCGCAGCACTTGCTCCCCCGGTCAAAACAGCAGGGAGCAGCATCCCGCCGATTTCACCAACACCACTGAGCACCGAGTTATACTCTTCAATGTTTTGAAGTTCTTCGTCTGTATATGCGCCCATTTTTTCGAGAGCAACATCAGACAACCCAAACGTTAAGCCCCGACCAGCAGCAAGCAAAAGAGCCTCTACATTCTTGCCCTCATACTCTGCCTTCTCTGCTCTTTCTTGGCGCTCTGAGGGTAAGTCATAAACAGCCCCAGCTCTTACGGCCTCGCCAAATTCTTCGCCCAAAACACTGCCGTAACGACCATCAGGCAGAGCGACGTTGACACGCTCACCTTTTGCAAACACAAGGTCACCAGACGCATAAGCTTCTTGAACCTTGCTTTCTGGTACATCTACCCATTCCCCTTTGCTTATGCTGTACATCTTAGGCATCGTTTTGGCCCTCAAAATACTTTTCGATGTCTACAGCTTTTTGGTCGATATACAACTCAGCATGCAGATGGTAGCCGGTTCCTCTGCCTGTGTTGCCAACACCTGCAACTTTTTGACCAGACTTAACTTTATCACCGCGTTTGACTTTTAAACTTCCAGGTTCAAGGTGAAAATATTTGACCTCACGCCCTGCGTCGTCCTTAACCTTTACGACAAAGCCCGTATTTCCACCTTGATTTCCGGCATATGTCACCACCCCATCAATCATTGACCTGACCGGAGTGTTCCTTGGGGCAGCATAATCGGTGCCTCTATGCTTGTCTTTTTGACCGGTCACGGGGTGTATTCTTTCTCCGAAGGGTGAACTTACTCTAAATTTATCCTTTAAGGGGTGACTAAGGGCTAATTTGGGCTTTTTTTTTCAGCCGATTCTTCTCCGTAGAGTTTATTTCGTATCTTTATAAACTCGTCGGACTCCATGAATGACTCAATGTCCTCGTCAGTAATTTTTTTGCCGTCACGTCCAGTCAGGGACTGAGCAACCGCGTAATTTGCGTATTGATCATCTTCAAGCAACTGACCACCTTGGGCGCGAATTGCATCTTTAAGGTTTCCTTGTATCTGTTTAATTCTGGCCAGCCCTCTCTCTTTTCCATTCTTTCCAAAGAAAATTTTAAGGGTAGGCATCTGCATCAATACTGCGGCCAAATCTCTGTCTGAGCCACGCGCACCGCTAAAAGCTTTGTTGATAGACTGAGCGGCGTTAGATACTTGAGCATCGTAGAGCCCTTGAATGTTAGATTGAAATACGTCTCCCAGCCCTACAGCCTTGCCGAACTCGCCAACAGCAAGTCCAAAAGTGCCCATAAAACCTTCAACCTCGTCAGCAACTTCTAAGAAAATACCTTCAAGTTTTTTCACCGATGCGTCCGCCTGCTCAAACAGTCTTAGCGTGTCGGCCTTCTTTCCTTCACCCCTCAAGGCTCTTCCCTGAGTTTTCTGAAGGTCTACCAGAGTTTTAATCCGAGCCTCTTCCATCCGAGCAATCGCTTCGAGGCCAACTTTTTTGTTGACCATGCTTGGATATTTTTCAATCAAAGCCTGTGTCTGCATAACAGCAGAGCGCAAGCCTAAAACAGTTGTGGCTTTTTCGGCGGCAACCTCATTCCCAAAACGAGACAGCATCCTGGCATAGACATTGTTTTTGTTTTTAAGAACGTCTTTGCGCTTCATCATTTCAGACTTTTGCGCCTCTACGTCTCTGGCAATTGCACCCTCGATAATTTTTAACGCAGTGTTAGGCGTTCGTCCTCCGGTAAAACCTTGAGCAAAAGCACCGAGGGCGATAGCAAACGCCGCCGCAATTTGACTCCCCAGACTTTTATAGGCTCTGTTTGGGTCAATCGAGTACGATTTCAAGTCCTCTTCTGCGCTGTTTATTTCGTCCTGTACTCTTTGCGCCTCAAGCCTCTGGCGCTCCTGAAGTGCCTCAAACGCCCGAGCATCGGCCTGAGCGGCTTCTGTTCTAAGCAGGCGAATGCGCTCTAGACCGTCCATAATTTCATCTGTAGTACTTGGCGGCTGCTCTGCCGGAGCCTTGTCTTTTGCTTCGGCCGGTTTTTTTTCGGTCGCAGGGATGGCAGGTTCTTGAGTAGCCGGAACACCGGCCCTTTGAGCCTTAAGTTCAGCCAAGGCTTCGTCACTAATCAAAGAGCCCGGCACACCCGTTTCTGATTCAATCTGTGCGCTTTCAGCGGCAAACGCAGCAAGCTCAGGAGAAACACCGCTTTCTATCGCCCTTAATTGGCTTATCGCTTCCGCTTTTTCCGCAGAGACTCTTTCAGCCGCAGCGGCTTTTGCTTTTGCCTCCGCAGCCCTTGCTTCGGCAGCTTCTTTTTTTCGCTTTTCAGCATCTTTTTTTACAGCAAGAAGATATCTTGGGTCTTTATCTACGGCGTAATCCGTTCCTTTGCCTGCACGAAACCTTTGCTCAAAAGTTGACATCTCTTCGCTCCTTTAACCTATGTACGACCCAAGAGCGCTACCGCCGCTGCTTCCGATAGTAGCGCCTGCTGCCGCACCCGCTGGGCCTCCCGCCGCAAATCCGACTACGCCGCCAATTGCGCCAAGGATACCCCCAAGTATGTTAGAGAACAATGCGCCACTTGCTTGCTCTTGTTGAAAAGCTAATTGCTGCATCGCAAAAGCTCGGTCCTCTGCTCGCTGCTGACCTTGAATCAATAGCTGCTCTAGCTGGGCACCTGCCTCAAGACGGGCTTGCCGAGCTGCGTCAGCAATTGCCGACTCGCCCGAAACCTCGGAAGCCTGAGCTGCCCCGCTTGCAGCCCTAAGCAAGTCAGCAGCATCAAAAGAGCCGCGAGCCTGCGCAGCTCCAACTCCCCGCTGTGCATCCGATAGAATTTTTAACTGCCGCTCTACTTCTAACTGCCCCGCCGTCTTTCTTTTGCCTTCAGCTATGTCAGCGAGGCGACTGGCGTATCCAAATATTTTGTCACCCTCAAGGCCAAACTCACGGCGACGCCCCATCATTCGAGCATAACGGTCGGCTTGAATAGCTTGGTTCCTGTTTTCCGCAAGCTTTGCATCGTCAGGGTCAATTCCCTGCTGCTCAAAGAAATCTTGACGGTCGGCCTCAAAAGCCTGTCGATTTTCGTCGTCCGTATAAAAAGGGTCGTCGCCAGCGAGAGTATAATCTCCTAAATATTTTTCGGTAAAAAGCTCGCTGTCATCACGTTCTTCGGTGCCGTAATAATCTTTATCGGTTTCCATTACATGCCCCCCATCATGCGATTTTTGTTCTTGCGTCTTCTAAGGATTTCTTGAGTCAAAGCCTCTTCGGCTGTACCCATGCCGCTAGGCAAAGATAAGGTTGTGTCAGGAGAGACAAACTGACCAAACTCGTTAGGAAGGGCAGGAGCGGAAACATCTAAGTCCTTGGCCACGTCAGCGCCCATTATCTGCGCAGTTGTGGGATTAAAATCAGGGTCTAAGTCAAAGCTCTCTGGGTTTCTCGGAACTCGTGCCTTTAACACCGTGTCAGGGGCCTCAAGCTCAAACTCCTCCTGTTCGCTTTCACCGAGCACGGCCAGCAACGCGCCAACAGAGTCGGCGGCTGCTCCAACAAGGGCGGCTTTTTTTGCATCAGCAGCTTGTTTTCTTTGCATTTCGAGCTGAGTTCTACCGATGTCTCGGCGCATCTCTTGCCCCGCAGCCTGCTCCAAAGCTCTTCCTGAGCCGAGCATTCGCCGCATGTCTGCATTTATTTCGCTTTGAGCAATCTGGCCCATTATCTGATTAGACACCTGTCTCGCAATGGCATCCTTCATCATTTGCCCGCGAGCCTCTTGGGCTGCCTGTTGTCGTAATGCTTGAGATAAAAATGCTGATGCCATTACAGTGTCCTATCCTCAATCGTTTTAAACGTTGTTTCGTCTCTTCTGATGCCTACCTCTAGAGCAAAGCCATCTATCTCTGCGCCAGCCGTAGAGCCTGAAAGAACCAGCAAAACTTGAATTGCCCTAGCCTTTTGTTTTCCAAGATGAGCCCTGAATATGTATGGTTTTGTTGGTTCGCTTGACAGTGTTTTGGTAAAAGTTTCCGACGTGCTAAGATTGTAATCCGCTCTCACTAACATCGTAAGGGTGTGTGCACCTATATACTCTCCTAGCACCATGGCCCGGTAAACCCGGTCTTTTTTCATGATTCCCGTGGCAGAGATAAATCCGGTTTGAATCGAAACGTTGTAATCTTGAGCGCTTCCCGATGTGCTGTGGTCTTGAAAGAGAGCGTTATCTTGCTCGAACTGCACGCCATCAGAAGTTAATCGAACAAACTTTAACCCGTCCCATACTTCATCAACTTGAAACTTGGTATCAGTGTAAGCAATACCAAAAGTATGCCACTGCTTAAGATAGTAATTGTAGATGCAATAAACATCTGTACCCGTTGCCGAGGGAGAGTCTGCCTGTAGCATTATGCGAACGCTACTATCGTCGTCGTGCCTTATCATGCTCACGGCTCTGTTTGAGCCAATGGTGTCTTCAACCCCCGCTCCAATATAAGCCACGGACATATCCCTGCTTACAAGATAGATGCCTCGGTCTGTCTGATAAAAAACACCCAGCGGTGAATCCGTGTGAGCTGCGCCAAGCTTTGCGCCTTGGTCTGTGGCAAATAAACGAGGCGGCCTGAACGAGCCCTCTCCAATAGCGTTTGGTCCTGAGCCTGTCGTATAATAACCGTTGTCTTCGGTAAAAATTAGAAGGTGGTCAAGGTTTGATTCAATAGCCGTAATTTTACTGGGCTCACCAGAAAGACCAACAACAAAGGGGACCGTCGCCGGAAAAACAGGAGTGGAGCCCTCTTTGATTGGTAGCGACAAGAAAACTTTGTCGTCAATGCCGGCGGCAAAGAGTTTGTTTTGATGGCGTATCAAATCAGTACATGAGCCAATAAACCCATTGGCAGGAGCACCGCCCTGAGTGTAGATAACTAAGCCGCTTTCTGCGATTTTTCCATAATCAGTCGGCCTGTCTTTAAAGGTCACGTACATATTCTTGGGAGAGTTGTCGAGCTTTACGGCCCCGGCACGGTAGAAAACGCTTCCGCCCTCCCCATCATTTCTATACAGCTCTATGCTTATGTTTTCTTTTCTTGAAAAGCTTGGAACATAAACCTGAACACGAATGTATGACATTAAGGCAATTGCAGAAATGCTTACTTTGCCTGTGCTTGTTCCCCCTGAAAGCGTAAGGACATCGCTTGCAGAGTGACCGCTTCCGGGCTCAACCACCTGGGCATTTAAGATACCGCCTGAGCCGTTTACAGAGCGAACTCTAATGGTAGTTCCTGTCCCTGTCCCTGATGAACTCGTAGTATAAACTTGGTCCACTACAAAGCCAGTGCCCGCAGTGTGAGCCGATACCGTAAAAGCCAGCCCGGACTCAGTGGTTATCTCGTGAATGTCTGAGGGTCGAGATTCAATTAAATTACCACGGTCATCAGACCAAACATAAAGAGCCTGGTATTTTATGGTTTTGCCATTAGGGTAACCAGGAGTAGAGCCACCTGCCGTGTAGCCAGAACTCCCTAACGGGTACTGAACCAGTCGACGTATAGAAGGATAAGTTGCAAACCCCTGCTCATATAATTGATTGCCGTCATAACCGTGTAAAAATCCTCCAGTTCCAACCCAAGCGTTTTCTATATCAGCGGAGGCCAAAACACGAGCGGGGTCAAAGTCTACTCTGAACTCAGATATCCCAAAGATGTTGTCCGGGTAATCGGATGAGGCAAAGGTGCCTGCACCGTATCGAACATAGCCATGAAAGCGAGAGGCGCCGAATATAAAAAATGTAGAGGATAGTTTTGTTACCCTCTGCACTCCATGCCATAGCCTGCGTGTTTCTCGGCCTATCGCACCCCCTGCGGTAGTATCATCATCTGCTCCGTTAGGTGGGGCTATTGTTGTCCACTCAGTGCTTAAGCAAGTAGCGCATTGACCCGTTTCAAGAGCCCCAATCAATTCACCCTCTGAATTTAATAAAAGTGAGTTATTGCTTAAGCCTCGGTCGTTGCGTTTTGTTTCTGTAAACTCTGGATATAAGGCGTTGTCATTGACCTGGGAGACGACACAGTACAGCTTGCTGTTGTGCCGAAAAAAATCTGAAGTAACTGACGCATTATAACCAACAACCCCCTGCTCAGTAATTGAAAATGAGCTGCTATTTCGATTAAGAGTGTATTCTTTAATGTAGTGCAAAGGCACTAGACCCGGTCGGACAGCCGTGGAAGTGTATTCTGTCTGAGCTACGCCATGTCCTAGAGACTCATCAATGGCTCCGGTTAACACACCTGGAACTGGGTTATCGCTCGCATCTTCTGCCCACACGGTACAGAACACTGTTACCTCATTGGCCCCACTGGTCAAACACCCCGCTGTTCCGTTTAGTAACCACAGTGAGCCTGTGTCCAAATTTGGGTAAGGCCCGTCATCTATTGTATAAAGATTCTTTGCAGACAAATCGTCTTTAACAACCGCCAGTTGAACACCTTTGTTTGCACCTGCACCCAGCCCCGTAAAGCCCACAACAATTGAATAGGTGTCTGCGCTAGAGGCATCATTTAGGGATTTAATCATAATACCCGAAGGCGTGAACTGCGTTATGCTTGCTCGGGCGTTGTAGCTACCAAACTGACTTCCGGTTGATATAACAATTTTTTGAGATGAGGCCGATAATGTTGCGCCGCTTGCGATGAAATAAGTAACCGATAAATCCCCGCCGTGACCGATGTACGCGCAAACGCCTGCGTCGCTGTAAGTGCTTCCAACGTTGTGGTCTATCTCAAAAACAGGGAAGTTGTCATTTAGCCTTATAACTGAGCCAGACGTGTCGTTAAGGTTTGCCTCAGCACCAATACCGTTAGTTAATACGTGAGTCACGCTTGTACAGTTAAGGGCCCGATATTTTAAACTATGTTGAGAGCCGTCGTATTCTTGATAGACAATAAAAACGTAGTCACCAATGTTAAAACACTGAGGCTGACCAAACTTATATAGGCAAGTGGCGTTGCTTGTGGTGTTTGTGTCTATCGCGATGTTATTGCTGCCCAGCAAAACACGACTAAATAAGGTCGCACCTGTTTTTGAAAGAACAACATCGGCATACATTTTATAGTCTTGCGTCGCAGTGTCGCCGTCTACAAACTCGTATTCTTCCCACACATAGACTCTGATGTCGTTATTTTCAGCTATCTGCGTGTTGCTTTGTCTTCGATCAACCTGTTTTCGCAGAATTTTATTTTCAACAGTACAGGGCACATATGTGCCTTTGTTTAATAACGAAGTACCCGAAATCTTACAGTAAAGATTTTCTCCATCAAGAATGAGAGTCTCATCTTGAAACTGGGCGATTGCTTTTCCCGCAGTGATAGAGCTTGCGCCAATCACGTTTCGCTTGCTGTTTGTGCTTCTAAAGGCACCGCGTTTTTTGGCTCTGCCTTTTTTATCAAAGACTACGTTGTCCGCTTTCGTTAGACCATCGGGCGAACGTGTAACGTCCGAAGATTTTTCATCAACGCCAGCAGTTAGAGCAAAAGATAGAGTTCTTTTTTGCAACGCCATTAAAACACCCACAAAGATACTGTGCAGGCTGTGCCTGAACTTTTTAAGGCAATGTACTCGCTAGGCGAAGTGTTCTCGCTATCGTCTACCTGAATGGTTGCCGTAGCGTTTATTGAAACAACAATAAACCCACTGTAGCCGCGTTCGAGCCTATGGTAAATTCTCTGCACCGCCGACTCTGGAAACTCAATATCGCGTATAAATCTGCCGGATAAGAGGCCCGAAGATTGAAGCGTGTCGGCAAATATTTCAACCTTGTCCTGAACAATTGTAAGTTCAGCGTCCTCGGTTTTTGTGCGTTCAAACTCAACCATCACCGCACCAGACGGATGTAATCGTCAAGATATGATGTCGTACCTACGCTTACATCTGTAATTGCATAAGACTCGCCAGCGTCGCGCTTTCCTGCGGCCTGCTCGATGCGCTGAATTTGCTGCTGCTTTTGAACAAGCAACACCTGCACGTCTGACTCCTCTTTCTGAAGGCATTTGATGGCTGCATCTATAACAACGTATTCCTCGTAGCCACTGACCACTTGAGGGGCCTTGCCTACAATCGTGTCGCTCGTACTGCCTGCATCAAACCGAGTCACTTCAGGCACGTAGAAAAGGGTGGCTGTCCCAGACACTGTAGGGTCAGGGATGAATTTAATCAGATTACCCTGAATGTGATACATCGTGTTTGTGATTGTTGCGGCAATAATGCCCGGAGAGTTGTAAGTTGCCCGCTCTTGAAACGAATACGACCTTAAACGGTAAGTAACGCCCCCGACATCCAAGTCAACACCGAGAGCCTTGTAGAATGAGCTTGGGAGACTTGTGGGGCTTGTTGCAGGAAGAGTGTAAGTTTCTTCCTTGACGTAATAATCCTCAAACTTAGTTACAAGGATATCGTGAAGCTCGGCCATAGCTACGTTGATATAATCAACAATCTCAGCATCAGAAACAAAGGTAGAGCCCACCATATCCGCACGTCGGCGAACTGCTGTAATTAAGTTGGCCAACGTCAGGGTATTGTTCGGCATACCTGTCCCCCAAAGGAAAAACGGGGGCACGTGGCCCCCGTTCAATTAGTCCATCATGGTAGCCAAGTCTGACATCGCGTTAACGACCGCCTCGGCATCATTATCTTGGATGGCTTTGAGGAATTTCTCCCCTGCCTCCCTTTTCATCAAGCCGGCATCATCCTCTTCAGACCCTTTTTTTTTGGCCTTTTCAAGAATCATCACAGCAAGATTTTCTTTGCCCTGCATGGCAAGCTCCTACTTAGGTTACACTGCTGTTTTTCAGGAATGCAATAAATTGAATTTCCTGGTCGTTGTCTGAATCACCAGTGACATCGTTATCACCCTGGTCATTACAGACGAACGACAATGTTTTAGCACCACTAACGTCATGCGCTGTTAGCTCAATGTATCTCTCTGGACCACCTGTACCGACAACATGTGCCGCACAGTACAAAAGGTCACTGTATTTATCATCAAGCGTAATCGTAAAAACGCCAGAACTAATATTGGAGCATGTAAAGCCAGTGCCCTCAGACACTCCTGTCATTGTGCCATCAGTGAACGCAATGCGCCCACCGATAATAATGACAGCGCGCTCTAACGCTTTTACCGGTTTAAAGTCTCTACTAGCCATAATTTAGTCTCCTTCCTGTGAGTTAAATTATGCCAGTGCTACGCGGCAGTTGTATCCCGGGGCATTGCAAGCCAGGTTACCGTAGTAGCCCATGCGTACCTCATAGGCATCTGCCGAATTTTCCCGCAACATCTGATTGTTATCAAAGTCCAAGAACATCGGAGCTTCGCCAAGAGTATTAAGGCTCCAGGTATCAAGCTGGACCATCCACGCCAGATTCGGCTGACAGTTTTGATCAGGCACAATGTTAATAATTCCACGAGGACCGCGAAGCGCAATAGATGCAAAGCCCATGTCAACATCGCGAGCTTTTACTTCGCCGTAAACGACCTTGGAGCTAAGAGCTTTTTCGATGTTTGAAAAGGTTTTAAAGTCAACAAAACAATAATCAGGAGCCCCGCCTTCTCGACTTACCAAAGATGCACCTTCGATAAGGGCTTCTTCAATAGGCAAAGCAGAGCCGTCAAAACGCTGACCCGCCAAGCGAGAAACGTCAGCACTGCGGTCTTGACTAAAAAAATCTTTGTTATTTGCGTCAAGCACGCGTGGAATCCATGCCTCAAATCCGCTAATTTTAGCGTTAATGTCGCCTTTTTGAACAAAGATATCTCCCGCAGTCATATCCGTAACCGTACCGCTTACAGTTACCTCTCCTGTCGAGCGATTTACGGCTGTTACAGTTACGTCACCGCTTTCCTGGTCACTAGAGTCTGGCTTATCAAACCGCGAGTCTGTGGTTGTCTCGGTTAGGTTATCAAAGCAGTTAAGGACCATTCCAACCTCGAAGTTTGTTACATCTTCAATGTTGCTCAGTGTAAACACTTGACCATCAACGCTGCCGATTGTGCCAATACTGCCAGTGCCGTCTCGGTACATGGAAATGGCCAAAGAACGGGTCAGGGAGTGCATCGCCCCATCAATTTCCATAGTGGCGTAGCGCAAGAAAGCATCACTGTCTCGCTCGGTTGCCTTGATGGATTCGCCGGTAATGCTGGCAAATGAGTAGTCTTTTACACGTGTCAGCACAAAACGCCCAAGAGACGACGTAGAAGATACAGCTTTGCCGTTGCTAAAGTCGGCACTACGACGTTGCGGATTGCCATAAATTAGCGGGATAGGCATGTTCTCACCACCGAACTGTGTGTATTTCGGCATAAGAGCAAGCATGGGGTTATCTTTGTAGACCATGTTCGCTACGCGAAGCGGTTTGTAGTGTTCTTTTAGGGCCTGTGTGACCGTTGCGATATCTAAAGCCATCGTAATACTCCAAGATTAGGGCGAACTCGCCCATTTGATCATAGCAGCGGCACGGCGAAGTGATTTTTCTTTGCTTTCTAACGTGCTGCCGGATGTTTCCGTTTTCTTGGCAACGCTTCCGTTGCTAAGTGTTTTCACCCGTTTCACTGCTTGCTCGGCGGCTTCTGGAGTCTCTGACTCTTCGCGTGGTTTATCTAACTCACGAAATCTCTCTTGCAGTTTTTTACTGCTCAAATAACGCTCGGCTTCCGCCATAAAGTGGTCCTCTACGAGTTTAGCAGCATCGCCATACTCAAGAACCTCTTGCGTTGAGTTGTAATGCTCTTGCATTACTCTCGCCACGAGGCCGTAGGCGTTATGGTGCTGCACCATCTCGAAGGTATTACTATCGTCTACGAAATTCTTAATATTGTCAACCAACTGTGTATGAGCTGCGTTTACCTTGGCCTGCTCTGCCTGTTGACGTTGCTCTTCATAGATTTTTTCAATCTTCTCTAACCGACTGTTTAATCGCTCATTTTCAAGACGAAGCTTTTGCTCTTCGGTGGGGTTGCCTTCATTGATGACCTGATGCGTCAGGTCTTCGTAATCAATCCCAAGCTCACCAAGAAGTTTTGCGGGGTTTTCTTTTGCCAGCCGCTGCAAGTCAGCTAAACGTGTCGAGTTGCCCTCAAGCTGCTCTCGTTGTCGAGCAAGGTTCGAGATTTCTTGCTCTTTTTGACGCAAGGCTCTTTCTTTACGAGCAAGCGCCGCAAATTGCCTAGAAAAATCAGGGCGCTCGGGCTCTGGCGGCTCTTCGGGGGTTTCAGCGGCTTCTGCCGCCTCCTCAACAACCTCTTCCATTAATTCTTGGCTTGGCGCTTCTTCAACCGCCGCTTCCTGCACTGCTTCTTCTGTCATAATAACCCCTTGCGTTGTTACGCTGTTGGGATGGGAGCCGCAGCCATTTCAGCCGCCGCAACCTCATCCGTCATTCCTGCCGGGGGCGCTCCCTGTTGAGGGGTAGCTGGTCCCGGCCCCATGGCTTCCATTGGCGGCGGTGCCGCTTGCGCCTGCATTCTTGCAAGCAAAGCAATGGAGTCCTCAATAAACCTTCTGAACAAATCTAGCCTAGTCTCTGGCACTGAGTTTATTTTTGCTCGAAGATAGGCCGACTGCATCATTGCAATACCCATAGATAAGTTCATGTACGGCTCCGGTGCCTGATAGATGCCCTTCTCCAGAATACGCTCAATCATCATATTAAACAGCTCTTGTGACGCCGTAGCCATGTTGTTAACCGCTTCAAGGTCTGGATAATCAAGCAATGCGCGAGCTTCTTGTTGTGTCAGCATGCCTGCCTGAAGCATTTCGATGACTTTTTGCAGTTTTGCTGCCGGAGTTGTAGGCAAAAGTGAGGTGGGGTAGACCTTCATAACGTATTCGTTGCGCTCTAGGTCAATATCAGCCCATTTTATCTTCTCGATGTCGTCATCGCCCTGACTAATGACCTCAAACGACTCACCACGAGCAGAAACTTCGCGCGCAATGTCAATCATTTGGTCGGCAGCGTCCAAAAACAGTTGTTCGTATGCTTTTGCCACCATTAAAAAGCGCTCGGACTCAATATCTTGGAATTCTCTAAGCGCAACGCCAGATTCTAGGCCCGCAGGCTTTTTTGCACCCGCTGCAAGCTGACTTACACCCGCAATCTCGTAGGCGCGGTTAAATAACCGGTCTAAATGACTAAAAATTTCACCAGAGACGGTCTTGGGCACAAAAAACTGCGGCGGAGTGCCCGCATACTCAATTACGCCCCAAATTTCGTTGTTTATATGGGCTTTTGATATCTTTGAGCCGCTTTCTACAAAAACCTTAGGCGTTGCAAGGTGCATTTGTTGCTGTATATTGCGCAGCAAGCGATTTATTTCTACCTGAATACCAGTAAGTTGCTCCGCCAGCCCTTGTCCAAAAAATCCCAACAGTCTATTAGTCCAACGTATAAACGCAAACGGGAAGTCATCCCGTTCCCAAGAATCATCCATCAAAGTAGCGTTTTCTATCGCAATAACATGACGGCCATCTTTTGCGTCTTTTGAACTTGGCAAATGCCAGGCTTCAATGCACTCGATTTGTTCACTTGCCCGATAAAGTGTGTCGTCATCCTCAACAGATGACGCATTGTGTATATCTTCGGCAAACTCAGGAAACAAAGAGGCCAAAACTTGCTTATCAACCACTTTGCGTTGAAACATCTGGCGCGGATTGCCGTATCTAGCCTCTAAGTCATCAACTACAATCTCATCCGGAAAAACACGCTCGCACTTAATTTCTCCATCATGCTCAAAAATTTTCATGACACCGGTGCCGAACACGCAAGCATCGAGAAAAACTTTGGGCGCTACCTCGTAAATCTTGGAGCCGTAGAACTGGCCCGAGGTAAACTTAGTCAAACGCTTCGCCTTGCGCTGCATTTCCCAGTCGCCGCCAGATGTTAAATAGGTCGCCATTGGCTTGGCCTTGGCAACGCGTGCCGTAACGGTGTCGCACATTGACTGAATGATATTTAAGGTTACGCGGTTTTTGGCGCTTGTTTTCGCGCGCTGCATCATGCCGCCACTACCAAGGTCACGGTAACTAATGTTTCCGTACAAACGGGCATGATTGATATTATTTGTTGAGTGGTAGCCTTGATTGTCTGTGAGATGGCCGACCACCTCAAAAACAAGGTTATGAGGATTTTGCTCTTCGCTCCACCAATAATTATAGTGCTTCATTATGAGACTCCCCGCAGATTACACACCTGCCGAATAAAATAAATCTTCGAAGTATTGCTCTTCTTCGGAAAGGCTTTTTGCGCCAGCCGTTTCAGGAAACACTTGTACCTGAGCACGACGTGGCTTTGGCTTATCCCATAGCTCTACTTCAATATCACCAACCCGTAACCGCCTAAGACCGTGCTTTTTAGCGGCTTTAATAATTTCTTCTAGTTCAGCGTCCATTGATTTTCCCACCAAGCTTCACCGTCTTTATCGTTTATGCCGCGCTCCACGTTCTCCCAAAGCTCACTTTCTAAAGCAGCATAATACTCAGGAGTTCCTTCCCTTGGAGCAATAGCCGACTGCTTATGCGTGTAATGCTTGCTTTCACGCCACGCATATAAACACGCATCAGACAAATGATTCTCAAAACGCGAATCTTCTTTGCGCCTGTCTTCGTCCCACTGGAGTAGATCCCACTCATCTAATAACTCACATCCTTCGTATACTTTAACTAGACCGCAGTGCAGGTCTGAGTTTAACAGTTCTATATAGGACGCCTTGTTTCGCTTTTCTGCTGCGCGCACTGGTAACTCGTAGCGGTAACGAAATTCTTCTACAATAGACTTACCAAGACCCCCCGTGTCGGCGACCATGATATTGAAATCATAGTGCGAATCAAGCTCTTTGATTTTTTCTGCAATCTGCGCCGGAATCATCTTGGTTTCTTTGTAGCAATCAACAACGTAGAAATGCGGTAGCTCAGGGCAGTAGGCACCCACCAGAAAGGCTGTAGCGTCTTCGTAGCCTAAATCTATCCCCAAGATAAAATTAAAATCATGCTCATGGTGCGGCACTTCGGTGTAGAAGTTTTTCTCTTTGGTGTATCTGTAAATCAAAGAATCATTCGAGCGTATCCATTTGCCTCGCCACTCACGCAAGTAAACAGGGTGGTTTTCATCCCAGTGCTTTTGCTTCATCCGGCGCTCAAGCCATTTTTCCGCGTGAGGAATATGAGGGTTTTCCAAGATAGTCCAATGATGATTGCTGTAGCCTTCGGACTCGTCGGTTGTTGCCCGAAAAAACATACCCGAACAAGCAGCGTTGGGCGTCCCAATCATGGCCATTGTACCGTTGTGGTCAATTAGCGCCGGTTCCAAAACTTCTTCCACCAGCTCTTCAAGGTGACGGCCAAAACTTGCGGCCTCGTCAAGAATAACTAGGTGGTAAGCTGAACCCCGAAGCTTATCAATGTCGGCCTCATCATTTGCGCCAGTAAGCACAATTTGACTACGGTTTGGAAGCGTTGCGATAAGCTCCGAGTTATTAAAGTGCATGCCGATATGATACCGGCGATTTGCACGCTTTAGCTCCATCCACATCAAACGCTTTGCGCTGTTTCGCGTCAGAGCAATGTAGGCCGAAATACTATCCGGATAACGCGATGCGGTCTCAATCAAGTAGTAACAAGCGGCGTATGTTTTGCCACTTCGGCGAGAACACAACGCCGTCTTGAAAGATGCAGGGTCATTGATAAAAGCAAGCTGCTGATCAAAAAGGTCCTCTTGCCAGCGATACGACCGGTCTTTGGCTGCGCCCTTATCTTCTTCCAAGGCATCGGGGTCGCCAAACCGTTTAATGTATTCCCTGACTACCGCACGGGCGTCATGCTTGGGCGGTGATTTCCCCATTACTCTTTACCTTTACAGACTTGGGCTTGCGTCCGGCGCGCTTGCGCGGTTCCTCGATAACCTCAAGGTGAGAAATAGACGACATCGGCAGATACATCGTGCCGTGCCGTTTATGGATTACAATAATACCGTTTTTGTTCGGGCCCCATTTCAGGGTAAACGCTTCATGATTTGGCGCGTTGGTATTAATCGCAATCTTGTCAAACACCGGTCGGCAGTCATGTTTTAGCGTGAATCCTACAATTTCCATTTTCCATCCCTAAATTTATCTATGCCCAGCGGCTCCCTTACCTGTGGGACATAGAAAAGATTATACCTATCTCGCAGAGATTTATACACATAACCCTTATGGCTACAGATAATTGGCTCTCCTTGACGGTGTTCAAAATACTTTAAGAGCAAATTTGCCAGACCCAAGCGCCGAAAAGCGTCCTTTACATAGCAATAGTGGACCAAAAGTGGGCCTGATTCCACTCTCAGACCGCACATCCACGCAAAGATTTGATTCGGGTCGTCATCCATCACCGCCATGACGGTAACCGACTTTTCCATAAGGTTTCTTATGATTTTGCGGTGGCTTTTGTACAGAATGCCCCGATGCTGGTCTTTGTTCTGGTCGGCGTAGCTGCGAAGCCAGGTGCTGTAAACCAAGGAAGCATCAGAGGGGCTTGCAAGGCGAACCAGGACCGGCAACTTGTCGTTGTCGCGGATGGGGTTGTAGGCAAGGGTCGCATATGGCGAGGTCATTTAGATTTCCCCTTTAGTTTCTTGTAGGCGATATCTGCCAAGCGCTTAAGGTCATCATCCGACATCTGCTCAAGTTGATTCTGCTCCCGAATCCCGTGCTCAACATTAGCAAGCTGGCAAAGGCTGCGCGTTAATTGGCCAAAGTGTTGAGAGTCAGATTTGTCCATGCCGCCACCCGACACAGTTTGTCGCATAAGTCGGCGCGTCTCTGCGTCGATGATGGTGTACATATTTTCCATCATAGAGTGCAGGCTCGGGAGCACATGGACATCAATGATGTCACGGGCGTCGCGGTTGATTTCTATGAAGGCACCCTCGTCTTCGATGTCGCGGTCGGCCTGCGCCAGAAGTTCTTCTCGGTCTTGTTTGCCAGCAGCACCCTTGGCGGCGGCTTCGTCGTACCGGACCTGAAGCTTTCCGGCGTTGTATATTTTCCTGCTCATTATGCACTCCTGTGCTTCTCCCCGAGGGGCACCAAAAGGTGGCGCGATGTTGGGAAGTCGGGCAGTGGAGTTCTAAGACACGGGCCCGATTGGGGGTAGTTTGCAGGAACTACATCCCAACACCGCGAGTTAATACTAGGGGACACCGAGGAGGGACTCAAGAAAAAGCTGTTAGCGCGATGCGTCAAAAGTGAATTTGGGGTGAGTGACGATGAGGGTATTTAACGTAAACGGGAGGACCAGGTCGCGGGGTGGGGTAGGGTCATAAACTGAACCAAGCTTCATTGTATGACGCAGCATTTCATGAGCCACGATTCAGCAATTATTTCCTGAATGACGGTTCATTTAACGCATTATTTCATGAATGTTCATTCAGTAAATTATCGTCGTTTTTTCGTTCCATATAAGGGGTATCAAGTTGACGTCGACGTCACATTGAGTAGAATGGTTATGAGCTAACCCTAACTTATGAGGACAAAATGAAACGCACACAATTTCACCGCAACCTAAATAAAGGTTGTTGGTCCTATGTTCCCAACAAGACAATGCACTGCGCACAAGCTGTGCTTTTCGACGTTGCAGTTCGTCACCCGTCATTCACCAACAAGCACTTCGCCAAGTGCAATGCCGGCACCGGCAGTCGCAAGGTTTTTGCGTGGTTCAAAGCGGCTGAGGTTCACCCAGAAGCTATGGAAGATATCCCGGCTAACGCAGAGCGTATCCACTTTGACCCCACCAAAGGCGACACCCATTTTCACGTTCGACGCGGTAACGACAAAGTTATCGTCGACCATTTATCCAAAGTTTGGGCAACTGCCGATTCAGACGGTGCCTTGTACGCAATCGTGCACACGATCAATGGAGTTATGAAATGAGATTAGAAATAATCACTAACAATCACGCCCACCAATTCGTAACAGGTTATGAGGTTCCAATGAGTGTTCTGAAGTGGCAATTTGATTACCTGACCGCCGAGGAACAATCGTCCGGAAGTTTCTTGAAGTACAAGGGGCACTGGTATCACATTTCTGACTTTACTCGGTTTGGACCGTTTTTTATGGCAGGTATTGAGCGTGCAACCGGGGGCACTGAAGAGTCGCCTTTTGATGGCTGGCACGGTCGAGTATCAGACTCGGCATGGTCCGGGGTTGTTATCAGGATTTCAGAGGATGGCGACACCTATCAGATAGGAACATATATCTTACGCGGATAACCCAAACCCACCAACGAAACGAGCCTCGGCATTGTCCGGGGCTTTTTTTTGCCCAAAAATCGACACCGAATCATCTCATTCAGGACTTGAAACAGCGCCGGCCGGCTCTATTCAGGACTTAATCTCATTCAAGACTCATTCAAGACATATTCAGGACTTGATTCGGGACGAAGGAAGCCCCTTGAGCATGCAATAGCCCTTTGATTCTCTTTCACATGCTCAAAGGGCGGTAACGTTACTAAATCATTCCCTCCAAAAACGTACTTTTTCAAGGCATTTTTTTCCGACGTGATCAGCTGGTGGAGATTGCAACAAATTTTCGCCCAAACTTATATCTATATATGCCTCTACCTAATTACAGGTACTTAGCTCTTTTATTTGAAATATAAAAGTTTGTTTATAATTTGCTGCAATCGTCACCCTTTTGCCGTATTTTTTATGCTTTGCAGGCACTTACGCCGTGGAGATGGCTAAAATTTGCTGCAATTTGCGTCACCATCTCCACACTTCGGTGGAGCAAATGTGAAGTAAGGGTGGAGCAAATAACATCTATCTTCATGATGTTGACGTCATAAATTAAATCCTCTACAATGGTGGGGAGCTAACCTTTAACCAATGAGGACAATCTATGTCGAAACCAACTCCATATAGTGATTCCGAATTGCGGGACACTATCGCAATGTATTTCCGCTTCATTGAAGCCGACCGCGCTGGCATAAAACCGGCAAAGAAAGCAGCATACAAAGCACTTGCTGAAAAGTACAAGGTCCGCTCTGCGGGTTCATATGAGTCTAAGTGTCAGAACATTTCGAGCGTTATGGAATCACTCGGGTTGCCATACGCAAAAGGTCTGAAGCCTCGCGGCAATGCGGGTTCTAAACTTCGTCTTTTAATTACAGGAATCGCACATGAAAGGGGTTTGATATGAGAACGGAAAACTATCGCAAGGTGAAGGAAATTACAGGGATGTCTACCCGTATTTTGAGCTTCAAGTATCTTGGACCAACTAACACTAAAGGCAGCCGCGTGAAGCTAATAGACAAGCGGTTCAATCGCTCTAAGACTATCCCCTACGATTATGAATTCGGGCACGCGGTTGAAGTTGCGGTCAATTACCTACTCTCGGAGGGTTGGAACGTTGCCGGGATTAATTGCGACGCTGGTGTAATCATCATGGGCGAGTGGGATTCAGACAAACAGCTTTGACCCCTTACCAGTCCCGTCAGCTTCAGGTTGGCGGGCCTGAATAATGAGTTGAGCTAACCCAAACCAGGAGAAATCATGTACGACTTAGAAAAGCAGGTCACTGTTTCATTTACCTATTCAAAAACAACCCCTGAGTCTGCCGAACATGGCGACTTCTCTGATACTGGCTTTTATCTTGACCCGTGGGAATATTCGACTCGGGACGAAGAAACACTTGCCGACATCAAGAAAAATCCAGGTGACTATGAAGTGACCGACGACCTTGAATCAATTCTGGACACTTGCCGCAATCTTGGAATCGTTGAGTGCAGTTCAAGCGAGGTCCATTCAGGTTGTTGGTTTTCAAGTCACCCTGAAACAACCGACTATGCAACTGGTGAAGATAGGACGCTATCCGTTCATATTCAGGGCAAGCTATCCGAGGATATCAATTTCCTGAACTGGTTCTCAGACCAACTTAAAAATTAGGGGGCAACTATGAAAGAACTAATCGACTGGATAATTCTAACGATTGCCGGCTATTGGCTGCTAATCATCGCGTTATGTTTTTGATTTAAGAATTGACGCAACCATCAACCACATAATAGAATAACTTCGAGCTAACTTTAACAAAGGACAAATCATGTTAAAATCTGGAACAATTGTTGACCCTGTTTCGGGTCGCCCTTGGGGCATTCAGGTCATTCTCACCGGCGACACTTACGGCCGTTCAAACTCTATCGTCAATGACCGTGACCCAATGGTCGAGTTTTACGACGAGAGCCGCGTTCATGAAGGGCGCAACCCTCAATTCGTGAGCCGGTACTATATTGATACGCTTAAAAGCGACAAGTACGGCCCAAAGCACCCCGGACCCTATGGCCTTGACCTTCAGGGCGGTGTCCCTGGGTGGTCAGTCTCGGCGGAAGGTATGCATCTCGTCATGAAGTTTGTTGATTCGGTTTTGGCGGGGGTGACGGCATGAAGCAGGACTTTAAACTACTTGTTCTTACATGGATGTCAGAGAGCAGAATTAGCGAGTGCTTCGTTGATTGTCTCAACCGGCGGTATGCTGACTTAAAACTTCAGGCGGCCCTTTCGGGTCAAGGGGGCGAATCATGAATTACCTAGATGCGATATATCAAAACTATCAGGACGAATTTAAGAACCCAGCAGCAAAGGGCAGTCTTGAGGGGCGCACGATTACGCGGGTTCGATATCAGACAGACGAAGAGCGGGAGCGGCACGGCTGGCGTTGTGCTTCTCTTGTCCTCGTTCTGGACGATGGCACTCAGGTCTTTATCGCCGCTGACCCGGAGCTTAACGGGCCGGGGGCTATCATGGTCACCAAGGATAGGGCCGACGTTTTCGGTCCGACAATGAAACCAGCCACGCGAGCATTCAGAACGTCGGACGGATACACGCTTAAGTACGACGCCGCCCAAAAAGTATGGACTGACGGGGACCTGGCTTTTGATTCAGGTGAGTATAATCGACCTGTAGACTCCAACGGCGAGCCGCTCGACGGCTGTTTTATTGATTGAGGTGAACATGAAAGGCAGAATTCAAAACAGGACAACAACAATCTCGCACCCCGTTCATGGGCATGTTGAGTGGCTCGATAGCAACGTCGAGCAAAACAGAATCTTAATTCGACGCTACTGCGCGAAACATGGCGAGCACGTTCAAGAGTGGATTGACTGGACATTTCCAACAAAGAAAGAGAGCTAACCAATGACAGAGCTAACCGGTGAAAAGTACACGGATTGGCAGTTAAACATGACGTGCCGCCACTGCGACAATTCTGACCTTATGCTTGTCGAGCCGTGCGAGGTGTCGCGGGGATACTACCCGAGCCCACGTCAAGAAGTCTGGGAATGCACTTCGTGCCTAACGCGGCACATCGACACAATTAACGTAAAACTCGTTTGGGAAGAGAGGACATTTCTGTATAGCCGTGAAGCCTCTCGGGTCACGTTCATGTTTGAGCGCAGAGACGCAAGCCGACTGGAACTGGTCGGGGTAAATCACGCCGGTCTCATGTCAGGTGATTCTCGCTTAGTTGCCTTCCCCTCTTATGAGGACTTTCCGGTCATTGATGCATTTTTCGGGTACAAGGGCGCAGCCGATGCGGCAATGTACGGTTACGTCGAGGGCTTCGAGAACCTTGTTGAAATTTATGGAGAAAACGAAAACAGGATTGGAGCCCTCACAATAAACGCGGTTCAATAGTTTACGCTTGCGTCAAATTCTTATAACGTAATAACTCAATTTCAATGTGGGGCGCTGCGCGGCGCTGGGGAAAATTATGAATGAGCTAACCTTCTATGTTGAGGACTCTTTTGAGGGCCTCGAGCCTGAATGCGGGTCTGATCCCGTACTTGCTAAAATTCTAATTGATACACTCGAAAATAAAGAGGAACAGTTTAAGGCGATAAGCTCAGACGGCTCGCTCTTTATCTTTAACGGTATCTATTGGGACCGCGTTAAGCACAACGACCTGATTAGCATGGCGCTTCTCTTTGACGGCCTATGGCTTCCTGGCGAAAAGCCTAAGCGCTTGACTGTCAATCTGACGAAAGCCAAATCAATTGCAGAAACGACCTTGCTGATTCATGACAAAAAGCATGACGGAATGCTCGATGAAGTGCCGGCTGGCGTCGCCGCTCTCGATGGATTCTGGACAGTGGACGAGCATGGGTGCGAGCTTTTAGAGCACTCGCCGGATAACTTATGCACCTGGTCCTACGACTTTGAACTTAGTCAGGAAAGGCCCGTCAAGTGGTTGCAGTTCCTTGACTCTCTTTGGAAGAACGACGCTGATAAAGAGGCTAAAATTGAAGCACTGCGGGAATGGGTAGGCTGCGCTCTGATTGGCAAAGGCGTTGATTTCGCAAGGGCAAGCCTCTTCCTCGGTTCAGGTGGCAACGGCAAATCGGCGCTGTGCCGAGCCGTCGAATCTCTTTTTCCAGATGAGCAGGTGACAAGTGCAAGCCCTAAGCAGTGGGATAGCGATTACACAATAGCAACGTTGCGGGATAGCCGCCTGAATGTTGTTGCAGAGCTGCCGGAGTACAAGGCGCTTGAAGCTTCTGATATGTTCAAGTCGGTCATTGCTGGCGATAGAATCTCAGGGCGCATTATTTACCAACCGCCTTTTACTTTTACCCCAAGAGCTTCACACCTGTTCTCTGCCAACAATCTGCCAGCTATCCCCGACACAAGCTCGGGATTCTTCCGGCGCTTCCTTGTTTTCTCGTTCAATCGAAGCTTTACGAATGACTATGCGCTTGAGCGCAGAAGCCAAGCTGACATCATGGACGATATTGATAAAGAGCGCCCTGCTATCGTTTACTGGGCACTTGAAGGCGCATCAAGATTATTGCGGCGCGGTGAGTATACACTGCCTGCATCGCATCTTAACCTAATCGAGCAGTGGCACCAAGACAGTGACCCCGTGAAAGACTTTATCTTGTCGTGCTGCACCAAAGGCGAGAGCCCGCTGGCTGACCTGTACGACGACTTCAAAGAGTTTTGTATTGCGACAGGGAGAAAAGCAGGGAGCAATAAAGGACTGGCGAAAAAGCTGCGACTGCACGGATACAAGCCAAAGAAAACAAGGGGCGGCACGTCTTACGACCTTCAAACAAAAGTGCGTGCTGAGTGGGACAACTTTAACTCAACCCCGTTCTAGCCAAGCCCTCGGGGGAATTCCGCAATGCGTTTCAAAGAGAACCGCAAGCTCTAAGCTCGGCTTAAACTTCCCTGCCATCAAACGAGACGCGTGCTCTGGCGATATGTTCACCAAGTAGCTTATCTCATTTTGATTCTTTTTCTTTTTCTCCATGAACTTCCGCAGAAGCTTCACACCTTTGTTTGGACTCTCTTTCATAACCTAACTCCCTAATTAATTTTTGCGCTTCTTCAAAACCATTACACACTTCTGCAACCCAGCCCGCTCGGCGCAGGCCCTCCAACCATTCCTTTTGGGCTTCACTTACCCGCCCACCTTTTTGACGCTTGAGTTCAATCGCACAACCGGAACGGTGTAGTTCTTCTTTGTCCGAGACGACCGAACACTGATTGAAGATGAGGACATCGGGTACGCCCTTGCGAAGCCCTTGGGCTCTAAGTGAGGCCCCTCTGATTTTTGCACCTTTTCCGTAACCACCGTGTCCTTCGTTTGGAACGTGACACCAGAGCAGTCCAAGGCTGTCGAGGTATTTGGCAAGCTTGACCTGCTCCTCTCGCTCGGTTGGGATATTGGACTTTGCTCGTCGCCTCTTTTTCGGACCTGAACTTTTCCAGGCTTCTTGCATGCTGTCGCGGTCTTTCTCTGCTCTTGCATAAAACTTTCCTATTGCTTTCATTATCCTGTCGCGGTGCGCATCAGACATTGACATCCCCATCAACTAAGTGGTAAAATGTTTATGTCCTTCAGCGCCGCTCTTGGCGCGGTTGGGTTAGCTCGAAGGGGCCAAGGCGTTAAAACCTTGGCCCCTTTTTCGTTAGTACCTTCCGGTGCCGTCGTAGTACCTATGGCACGGCTCATAGTCAGGCTCATCTGGCTCAACGAAATCATCGGCAGCCTTCTGCTTCATGTCTTCAACAAAGTCGCTGAGGTCACCGTCTTTGACATACTGCTCGACCGCCTCAATAACAGACTGCCCAATGTCCTTAGCAAAATCCTCTTTGTTGTCTTTGCCGTTCTTGATTGCCTCGCCGACCGTTCGCAAGACAGTGTCGATGGCCTCGATAACATTGTCGTCCTCAACCAAATAGTCGAGGTCTCCGAGCCGCCAATCAACCCATTCGTCATCTGTTGGCTCTGGCCCATCATAATCTGGTGGGTCTAAAGGTGGTTCTTTTGCCATTGGTTAGCTCCTTAATGATATCGCGAAACGGACCAAACAATCCGCTCCACTTCTGCCGTGCCGAGCGGCGGCTGGCATTTGTTGTTGTTAATGGCCAATAAGATGGCCGAAACTTCTTCGACTGTGTGCCCTCGCTTGAAGAGCTTACCGCATAGAGATGTTAGCGTGTTGTTGCGGTATTCTGGGATGACCGGGATGTTATCAATGTCTACCGGCTCGGTACTTGAAGATGTAACTGTCTGGATGCGCGGCTTGTCATCTTTAGCAATCTTGAGCAGCCACCTCGGAAACTTCTGCAACTTGTACTTGGTGGGGCAGCGGTCAAAAGCGTATCGCTTGCCAGAAATGTGCATCGACGGCGGGAGAATGACATGCCCGCCCCGGCTTCTGATATCAAGACCTGGTTTCATCCCAACCAAGTTTTTCACGTCCACGCCTTGGAAAAATAGATGCCACCCACCGCCTCCTGTGCGGGCTCTGGGCGTCGCTCTAAGATATGCAGCCCTATCTTTATCTAAAAGACTTTCGAGGCTCTGGCGGCCCTTCTCGCCGTCCACGTCGAGCACTGTAATATTGCCGCACGCAAGGGCAAGGTTGAGGTGCGCATTGCGTGCGCACCATGCCCTAATTTGTTCGGGGTCCAAACTCGCATCCTTCCACCCTCGCCGAGTGTCGGGATGCTTGCCTGGGGATGAACACTCTGGCCCACGGCGACATGTGCACACGCCGTCAACAATCCCATGCGCTGGGAATATCGGCCAACCATTGTTAGCAAACCAAAGTGCCCATCCAAGCATCACTCAACTCCTGCCATGTCTTGGCCGGGGGGCGCTGGGACTTCAGCGGAGCAAGTAACCATAGGCTCTAGTCCTTTGGGGTACTGACCGCGAGAAACCTGCTTAAATGTCTCGCGCAGTTCTTTCTGCATGTCCTCAGTAAACTGCAAAGGGTCATCAATACCCAGGTGAGCGAGAAGCTGCGCATCAGAAATGCCCGCCTCTGCAAAAGACTTGGCAACTTTAGCCATAGCTTTCTTGTTCGCCGCTGCGGTGCGGGACTTCTTTGGCTTAGGCTTTTCTTTCTCTTTCTTCGGCGGCATCAGTACAGCCTTGACCTCTGCCGGGGCCTCTACCTGCTGTATGCTCTCCCTTGGAATGGTTTCAAGCTCGCTTTCATCCAACAGGCCAAGACCGCAAATTGCCAAAGTAACGCGGCGCTTTGCCTTTGTGATGGCCTTCATCTCATTGTTTAAGGCGTCATTGCCTTTGCCCAAAAACACGGTACCGATGTCTTCATCTGTACGAACACCAGAAGGCTGGCGCTCGTCTGGAATCGTGGCTCGAACGTGTGTCCTAATTCTGCCATCCTTAACTGTGTGGTCGAGCATCTCAATAGAGACACCATGAACACGGCGCAGTTGGTCAGTACAGCCTTTTGTTGCGTATAGCGTAAGCCGACCGTTCAGCTTTATATACTGAAAGGGGTTGGTTAATGGATTCAAGCGCAACGTCTCACAAAGGCGCTTCACCAACTGAAGACGTTCTTGCGGATTTAGTGAAGCCACGTCGTTCATCATCATTGCCAATTCTACCGGTAACATCTCGCTCATTTTAATCCTCCAAGCCTTTAAAGTTAGAGCGCATCGTGCGCTTGCCGCGTTTGTTTGCGGCATAGGTAAACTTAGCACCGCCCTCAAAATCGATACCCTTGTACTCGCCAACCTCTTGAATAAGCTGATTCTCAATCACCTTTTTGCGCGTGCTCATTGTATCAATCTTCAGATTAAGGTCCCGAAGCTCCTTAAAGAGTGCAACTTGTTCGTCGGTGCATTCCTTCAAATGATGACGGCTTTCCTCAAGCCTGGAGAGATTTCTGCGACACGCGGCGGTTTTGTCGATTGGCGGGGTTTCGTCGCCATCAACGTACCGTTTCCAGAATTCAATTGCGGATTTCACCAAGAAGTTAAAACGCTCCTCGTCTGCTTGCACAATGTAAATCTCTGGAAAATCCCCAGCCCAAAACTGCACCGCCAAAACACAGTGCGGGGCTCCTGTCATACCGCAATGCCAGACGCATTGATCGCGGTAGCCCTCATTAACATCATCAGACCATTCCTCGCCGTAGTGGTCCCTGTCGGCACTGTATGCTGTTTTTGTCTCAATGACATACAACGGCTTGCGGTGCCGCGTACTCTCCACCGCAATGAAGTCGGGGGTATCCCGCAGCCTTACCCCGTCAATCTCTTTGGTGTACGTCTTCCCCGGCTTAAGGGTTACTTCAATTCCATGATCGGCAAGCTTTATTCTTGTAAGTTCGCCCAGTGCTGGCTCCATAACAAGGCCGACCACCATGTTAGGCTTTACCTTGTCCACATAGTTTTCATCCGTCTTTGCGATGTGAACGTCATGCGGGCCACGCTGAGAGCACGTCCCTACAATGCTCTTAATATCAGAGCTACCAATACAATTACGACGTGACCAATATTCTAGCCATTCCGCTTGCTCATCTGTCTTCACTGCTTCCATAAAAAAGTCTCCTTTGGATTAGCCAATAACTTGACGTTACCATCATATTGATGCTAGTGTCAACCGCACAACCTTAACCATGGAGAAAAAAACATGGCAGAACAAAAACAACGTTGGGAAAAACTTGCAGCACTTTGGAAGGGAAAAAAGCAGGGCGTTCTTACGGGCCAGCTTGAAGGCGTGCTGGGCGTAATGCTTGGCGGTCGTCGGATTGTCCTGCAAGAGAATGACCGGAAAGAGTCAGACGCGCACCCAGATTATATTTTGAGCCTAGCTCCTGATGACGACGGCGGCGCCTCAAGCGGTGGAAACAGTTGGTAGACTGGCAAAGCAGGGGTAGAATCAAGAGTGGAGGGGAACATGATTCTAGGCATTTTTTCGGTCGTTGCTGTGAGCTTCCTTGGCTGGTGCGTCTATTGCGCCAGCTGCAAGGAACGCATTCTCAACAAACGCATTGCGTCAGAACTTAACAGGGTAGGGGCATGGGATGAACAACCAAGAAATCAAAGATTCAGGTAGGCCAATCGTTTGCTCTGTTAGCGGGGGCAAGGACTCGATTGCCATGGCTCTGTGGTTAAAGGAAAACGGGTTCGAGGAAAGCAACGACGTTCACTATGTCTGGGCGGATACAGGGTGGGAGCACCCCGTGCTTTATCAGTACATAGAGGACACTGTTAAGCCGTTGCTTGGCGAGCGCTTTCACAGAGTCGTCAGCAAAAAATATCCTGGAGGGATGCCTGACCTTGTGGTTTCTAAGGGCGCAATGCCCTCGCGCATGTCGAGGTTCTGCACTGAGCAATTAAAAAAGCTCCCTATCCGGGACTATATCCGGGAGCTTGGCAACGACCCTTTGCCGATTAACGCGGTCGGGATTCGGGCAGCCGAGAGTAAGGCCCGCAGCAAAATGGACCGATGGGAGCCTGGTTCTATCTTGGGAAAAAATCTTTGTGACACTTGGCGGCCTCTAATTACGTGGGTAGTTCAGGACGTAATCGACATTCACAAGCGTAACAACTTACGCCCTTGTCCGTTGTACCTCAAAGACAAATATCCATCTGAGAGGGTGGGTTGCTGGCCTTGTATTATGTCAAAGAAAAGCGAGATTCTCGCAGTCGCAAAAACGGACCCCGATAGAATTGTTCAAATCAGGACACTAGAGGAAAAGGTTGCAGAGAAAGCGGCGCAGCGGTTAGCGGAAAACGGCGAGACATTCGAGAGCCGTGGCATTGGCAAGCCAGCTTTCTTTCAAGCTAAGACCGGCGGGACGGGCGAGTGTTGGCCAATAGACAAAGTTGTCAAGTGGGCACAAACAGAGCGGGGCGGTTATCAATACGGTCTTGAGCTTTTTCTTCCTGCCGATGAAAGTGAGCGCGGGTGCCAGCTTTGGGGGCTCTGCGATATGCCTGGTCCTGACGGAGAATATACTCCGTGAAAATCGGAAGTTTATTTTCCGGGATTGGCGGCCTTGAGCTTGGACTTGAAGCTGCCGGCCTGGGTGAAACAGTTTGGCAGGTTGAGAAAAACGAGTACGCCCGCCGCGTGCTGGCTAAACATTGGCCAAAAGCAAGGAGGTTTGAAGATGCCCGAACAGTTGGAGCTGCTAATCTCGAAAGAGTTTCTATCATCGCGGGAGGATTCCCCTGCACCGACACAAGCGTCAGCGGGCAAGTCGTCAGAAAACAAGCTGGTGTGGCTGGCCCCCATTCCTCCCTTTGGTGGCACATGCTGCGAATTTGTAGCGAGCTATTGCCCCAGTACGTCGTCGTGGAAAACCCGGCAGGGCTTATTACTAACGCCAACGGAATCGGAAACGTTCTTGGGGGACTGGCCAGCATCGGGTACAATGCAAGATTTGACACTTTATCGAGTTCGGCGGTCGGTGCCCCACACGTTAGGTTTAGAGTTTTTATCATCGCATACCGAAACGTTCCCGACTCCGACCGCTCGCGACTACCGAAGCGGGAAGGGATGGAAGGACACTGGGCACACGCCGCAGTTGCCGGAGGTGCTAGGTGGGACCGTGAACCCGGAGTTTGTCGAGTGGCTTCAGGGATTCCCCATCGGGTGGACCGAGTTAGATGCTTAGGTAATGCCGTGACGCCGGCAGTCGGATATCGGGTTGGACTTGCCCTTAAAGAAATGATAGAAACAAGGGCCCCACCCGCAAAGGTGTGATTTGTTATTGAATCCCTCAAACAGATTTGATTTTAAAACACAGGGTGGGGATTTATCTCGGCCAGTTGTATTTGAACCACCGCGCCGCTTTTGCTCGCTCTGGTGAAGAGCCACGAGTATCGAAGTGGATAAAATTCTCGTAAAGCCCTAATCCGAACCCAGTGCCTAATCTACGAGCCGCATTCTCAAGTTCAATGTACAAACGAAGCATATAAGCGCCATGGCGCTTAGTTGCATCTACATAAGTAACATCGGCGGCGTAGCATATCCCATCTCTCGGCAAATGCCAGCTCTTCGAGGCACCGCCAACTGCCTTGTTGTGCTGCTCACACCGATACGACGAGTTGATTCTTAGTGGGCCAAGCTGTTTGCGCACGCTATCCAAGACAGTAACAAGAGACTGCGCGGGATTAGTTTTTCCGCAGCAATTGCACGCAAACTCTGATGCCGAAAAATATTGGCCCACTTTACCCATAGTAGCTCATTTTCTTAGGCTTCTTCTTTGGCTTTTTCTTTTTCGGCATCACCTTTTTCATTTTCGGCTTCATTGGTTTTTTCTTCATCTGGCTTCCCCTCATAGAACCACGCATCTGTGTGGCAGTAGTTTAGTCCTGTGTTGCTAAAGTAAATCTCTTCGCACGCTTCAAAGTCCGGCGGCCCAACAACTTTAGTGAGACTCGGCTCGGTCCAAAGTATGCGATTGTTCGGCATTGAGCAGAACTGACCGTTCTCAAGCGCTAGGATGTTTTGCGACTTGTGCTCTTTTGGTATAGATGCACACGTCGGCATCAATGCGCCATCAGCGTCGACTTGGTCGACCGTGCAAACGTATGTCCCGCCTACCAACTCCTTGCCTACCCGAACCTTTGCGTCGAGGTGACGCAAGGCATCTTTAACGATTGTCGTAATGTGCCACGCATCCATGTCCCAAAGCGCCAGCTCACCTTGGTCAAAACGAAAATCACCTTCTTTGTCGTGAACAAATGCCTCGATGGGCAGCTTGTCGTAGAGAGCGCCGTTCTCAAGCAACGTCTCAAAAAGCAACGCGCGGTGTTTCTGTGCTTTGACGCTGACCCAATATCCCTTGGTGAACTCGCCGTGGCCTTTTTTGAAATTGTATAAGAACTCATTGCGTACAAACACCGGTTCAAGCGGTAGGTTTGCAACTAAAAAACTCATCGTTTCTTCCCTTTGTGCAGCCCGTGCCTTGCGTGCTGCTTTCCTGCTTTTGTTGCTGCTCGCTTTTTCTTATTAGCGGCAGCTAACTTTTTACGACCTGCCGCTGTGCTTTTCAACTTTCTAATCGTTGCGGCTGGCGCGTAAACCTCGCCCGTTTCGCTCGACTTCTTGCCAGAGGCGGTGCGCCATTTTTGTTTAGTCCATTTTTTAAGACTTTTCTGCGTTTTCTTAAGGGCCATCAGCTTTTGTACCCCCCGCCTGCGGCCTTGTACTGTTTAGCCAGCATTTGCGCTTTACGTGCCGACCACTGACCAGGCTTTCCACCTTTGCTGCCCGCCTTGATTTTGTTAAACAGGCGCTTGCGCATTGTCGGCTTCGTATAGTTGCCTGCTTCGTTTACTCGGCTTTTTGCTTTTTTTCTGACTGCCATTTTTTTCACCAGTTTTTACACGACCAATATCGAGCTGTAAGTTTTGATGGAGGATTTGAATCGCATTTATGCCGTGCCCTAAACGATTTCTTGCGAGCTGGCACGTTCTTCTTAATTTTCATGTTGGGGTCACCAAAGCGAATCGTCTTGGTTTTGTCGCCAACCTTAGCAACCACAACAAACTTCTTAGGCCCGTTTGGCGTGCGCTTCGGCTTGTTGTATCGCGTAACTCCGGCGCGAACTAATTTTGGGTCTCGTTTCTTCGGCATATTACCACCTCATTTTCAGGCCCGCAGTTGCTGCCCAGTCATTCTTACTTGCAAACTCTCCAGTTGCAAATGCTGTTACGTTTTGTGCAATCCTGACATCAAGATTAGCAATACCCCTGGCGCCATCAGAGTCAACAACAGCGCCAAGCAGCAAGTCGACCGTATC